AAGGAGATTCCGATATACAAGATGATGATCAGGACAGCGGCAATTCCATACGCGATTCTCTCGTTACGCATTTACACCTCCAGTCAAGAACTCAATCTCGTTATTCTCTGCAAGGAATTTCTTTCCGTCAGAAGTTGTTACTGAGTGTAAGTACATTTCAGGATTTGAACGTGTCCCTACATTCTCGCTTAAGTAGTCCTCAATTTCGTGAACTACTCCGTTAATTTTAGCTTTCATCATGGCATTGTGTTTTTAAATTGTTCTTGTTGTTGTTTCCATTGTTCGTACTCAGCAATGGACTGAGAGAAAGATGATAGTACAAGATTTGCTCTCTTGTACTCTCTCTTCCTGTTTTGGTGAACCTCTAGCGTGTATGTCTCACCTGTTTTATTGAAGAAGAATGTTGTCTCGTTCATAGGTGTGTACTCGTTAGCTCCAGTTCAACCCTGTAATCATTTCCTCTCCCTCCTGCTTCGTAGGTAACAAGATTGCCCTGATAGGTAACCTCAACCTCGTAACCTAACTCGTCTGTCATTTCGAAGAATCTGGACAGAGCCTTGTCCCGTGTGTGAAACACAATGTCCTGAGTGCCTCCGATATGTTCCCGCATCGGGCGTTTCTTAATGGTTAGTACGTTCATGTCTTTAGATTTTAGTTGATTCGATTAGCGTGTAGTACTCATCGTAAAGGTCATTGAAGATATCTTGTGCCTCCTCGGTGTATCTTTCCCCCTCTTCCGACTCTTCCCAAATTTGTATTCGGTCATAGTGTACTCGCTCAATGTGTGCTGATGCAAGTTCAGATGCAAGTTCAACAGCGTTGATTGTTATTTCGTGTGTGTTCATAGCAATAATATTTTTTAGTTTAATTTTGAAAATCGATATGAATATAAAGAGTAGCATCCATTGTCATCTTCATTAGAATCGTAATCCATAACATTGATTAACCCATTTAGTTTTTCGTCATACGAATGGAAAATAAATTCCTTTCCTTTCCAATCGTGTTCATATAGTTCTAAATTACTTCCGTCCACAATTATCAGAGAGTCTCCCTGATTAAATGTAATTTCAGACATTGGTCTACTAGTATATTCGACAATCTCTTTGTTTTTAAATCGTGTGTTCATAATAATGATAATTTAGGGGTTGATTTTCCTTTAGTTCTGAAGTAATGTACTGCGTGGTCTAGACTGCTGAAGTACTGCTGGTCTGAGTGGTTGTAAAGTTTATTGCTGTCACTCAGGTATAACTCTTTGCTCTCCTCGTCCCACACCGACTCGATAATTGTATCATGTTCGATGGTGTAGTAAGTATCTCCCTCGGTAAAAGGGTAACTCCAATCAGAGTTGTGTAGTTGAGCTAGAAAGACAATGGTCTTTATCGTTTCTAGTGTATCTGAATCTTCGAATACCTCACTCTCCATCAGGTCATTTCGCACCTGAGTGGCAAGTGTATTGATTACTTTGAAGATGTCTTCCTGTGTTACTTGTTGTGTGTTCATGTGTTTATTTTTTATAGGTTATTTATTAATTTCAATTAGTGTTCCGTCCGCTTGTTCCTCGTAGTAGTAGTCGCTGTCTTCAACGTCCCACTCGGTGTAGTAATACTCTTCAAGTTCGTAAGCCTCGTTCAGAATAAACTCGTCTGATAGCTCTTTGTACTCGTCAACATTTCTATCTCTTAGGTATCTAATCAGGTCAGCCTCGTTCTCGAAGTAAGCCTCTCCATCTCCTACGCAATAGCCTACATTCATTCCCTTTCCGGTAGCTGTGTCAACTCTCGCCCATTCCACCGGAGATTTCTTCCACTCGATGGCGTAGAACATGAGTCCGGCAACATCCCATAACTCGTCATCTGAATTAATCAGAGCCTCGCTCTCATCTTCGTATACCTTGTAGACCTCTGCGCCTAACTTGATTAGAGAAATTGCTCTCTCCTTGCTTACAATCTTCCAATTGAATCCGTCCTTTGTTGTGTATTCCATGTGTTTATTATTTTTTAAGATTATCTAACTTGATTACAACCCCCGACCATAGCATTTCGAACTCAGGTCTCTCTTTACTTCTCACGACCTCCAGTCCCATTGCCTTGGCATATTTTGAAACATGTTTCGAAGTTGTTGCAGAGTACTTTCCGTTCTCAATTAATTTGTCTCCCTCAATTGTTGCTACATGAGTGGTGAATGAGATGAACTTGTTTCCATCTACAAACATATTGTGTCCTACTTTTTTCATTTGTTTTTTTTTTATTTATTATTTATTAATTAAGTTTCTCAATTGTTAGTACGTCCATCATCTGGCGGTACATCATCTTTGTGTAGTTCATAACGTGAACCTCATTGCTGAAGTTCACCTCACTCACTACCACTCTTCCGTATACCTGAATACGTAGTTCTACTTTAGCCTTGCAAGGAAAGGTCACCTCCCCTTTTAGCATAGGCAATTTCATGTTGTGATAGCTCGGTTTCATTTTACATCGATTGAATTAAGTACATTTTTGAATCCTTTGTACACAGCCTGTGTGTAAGCCTTACTATCATGGCCTAAAACACTCGCCATCATTAAGCTAGTCACCGAGGCGTAACGGAAAGCAATTTCATCGTACACGTGTTCGAATGTTTCCCCGTTGCGAAGAGCCATGTACAATTCCTCTTTTGAATTTACCACGGGATTAGTGAATGAACCCTCTCGATTTGCCTTAATGTGTGCATCGGCAATCTGTTTCTGTAATTTAGTAATACGTTCCATGTGTTATTAGATTTGGTTAAGACACAAGACCGAAGTCCTGTGTTTCGGGTATTGAACCCTCATCAGTTAACCTGTTACAATATAGACTCTAGTCGAGCATCGAACTCTATGAAGTACGTAGGGTTGAACATGTACTGCTCCCCTTTGAAGTCGGGGTTGTACACTAGCTTTCCCTCCTCGTTGAACTTCATTCCAATACACCCCTGTGTGAACTTAAGGCACATGGCTCCTGTTAAAATTCTGGCACTCTCCTCGTCCATTTGGGTTATAATCTTAGCTACCAAGGTCGGTTCTGTCGAAGTAATGTACTCCCCGAGGTCTTCTCGTGTAGCGACTATTTCACCCTCGAATGCGGCAACCAAGGCCCGTGTAATTAGTTCGAAAGAGTAAGGGTTATTGTTTAACCCGATGTTCAATTGAAATACGTTCATGTTTTCCATGTGTTTAAAATATTTATTAGTTAAGACACGGGCGAACCCGTGTTTCGTCTCATTAAGACTCATCAGTTAACTTTTACCTCCCATCCGAAGTTCCTGTACTTATTCACCCAAAGGTGTAGCTCTTCGATAGGAATGTACTCGCTTGTCGGAGACATATCTCCCACAGCCTTCTTCCAAAAGATATCCTGTCCCTTTCGTACATCGAAGGTGAAGACCATAACCTCTTGTGGCTCTTGGTACACCTCGTCCATGTAGTCCTTAAGGGTTTCAAACATCCTTACTGCTGTCTCTTCATCAGAGGTGTAATAGTTGATGAAGTTCTCAATTCCGTCATGCATTTCATTTTTGCTCATGGCATTAATTATTAATTGGTTTAGACGGGGCGAACCCCGTTTCGAGTACTCAACTCTCTTCAGTAAACCTTACACTACCTTTTTTTCTATTTCATTGAAATAGTCCATGTAAAGTATGTGGAATAGTTCGTTAGCCTCCTCGGTGTAATACTTACCGTCCTCCTCCCAAATTTGCATCTTCTCTTTATACTCTCTCTCAAGGTGTAAGGAAGCTAATTCAGAGGCAAGGTCTTGTGCGTTGATTGTTCTAGTAAACATAGTTGTGTGTATTTATTGGTTAGCGAAACGTAGGGACTCGAACCCTACAACCTCTCTCACGAGCAGGTCTCTCCAAGCGTTTCAGTGTGTTACCGATATGTCAAAGAACTTTGGTCTTTTAAGTCCGACCTGTGTGACTAGTACTCTCTCCGTGTAACGTCCCTTGCTCAGTTAGTTACCTTTGACGGCTGTAGTATAGGTGAGTACTAACTCTATCTAACTAGACTCTCTCTCCTCAACTACCTCTATTCGAAGAACACTCATGTGTATATCTGATATCTCATCAGTACGGGCAGTAATCAGTAAGTAAGCTTTCGTTGTTTCCATTCCGTTGAATGATGGAGCAAACCTACAACCATTGTAAACGTCATTCCAAATATATTTTAAACTATTTTCAAAACATGCTCTGTAACCCGCATTTTATGCACCCACTATTTTCATTTTCGTCCTACAGACCAATAGATTCAACACCTCATTCAAAAGAAACCAATGAATACAGGCAATACAGAAGCGATAGAGAAACATATAAAATGGCAAAAAATACGCACGAAAAGAGAAACGTAGCAATGGTAAGGGTTACAGGTAATACATAAAGAAAAAATGTAGGATTGGCGAATGGTTCAGGAGGTCAAAAAAGACTGGCGATTGCGGTTTTGTTGTGCCTGTTTATGATGTTTCGTGCTGACATGCTGACGTTTTTGGTTTGTGTTTGTGTGTATTCATTCATGGCAATATGTGTATTGAAATGTGCCGATGATGTGAGGTGAAATGTTGGTGCAATGTTGTGTGAATTTATGGCAATGTTTCGAGGGTTATTTTATGCCGAGGTTGAATGTTGATTCATGGCATGAGTGAGACGTTATGTTATGGCTTTCATTCAGGCCTTATGTGAGACGTTAGTACATGAGGTGATACATGCATATAGGAGAGGTGAATACATTACGTTCATGGTCACGTATCGCGGTCATGCTTTGCCGAGGTGGTGACACGCTGAACAGCACGGATGACGAGGCGTGTAGCAATCAGATGTAGAGAGAGAGACGTGCTTGACCTTGGCTTATTCTCAGTGCTGACGGGCGATGCAGAAGCTTCGAGGCTTTCCTCTTGGGGTGCTTGACCGAAGACGGGGGGTGGGTTCGCAACGAGCGGATTCCCTGAGCGGGAGGGGGTGGCCATGTGGTAGGGAAACCCCCTTCCCTAAACATCCCGTGTACATCCCCTTTTGAATCTGGTTCTCCCTTGATTCCCTTTTTGTGGTATTTATTTACCTCTGAGTAAAACTTTTCCCGTGTTTTGTTAACTGTGACGTAAAAAAAGGTGTATATTTGCGGAACACATTATAAAATAAAATATAGAATTATGTACATTGGATGGTTTAGTTGTGGTGTTACTTCGGCTGTGGCTTGTCGTATGGCTGTGCTGGAGAGGGAGGTTGGTCATTCGTGTATTAGTGGGCGTTTCTTGGATGAGATGACTGAGGGTGAGGGTAGACATGATCCGCCTATTGTTCCAGACTGTGGAACTTTCTGTGAGATAGAGTTTGCTGATATTATCGATCCCAATGTTCAGCCTATTATGGATGGTGTTAAGAGTATGGTCCAATTAAAGTTATTCTGATATGTTGACGGATGATTTGAGACGTTTACGTAAGTTGCATGGTATGAGCTTATGTTCGCTGGCTGGTGTTGTGGGGAAGAGTGGTGCCTGGTTGAGTCGTGTTGAGCGAGGATCCATTGACGTGTCCTTTGGGGATATGTGTTCCATGCTGTCCCACTTGGGTTACCGGATTAATGTGGTTCTGGGGTAGGGGGGTGGTTTCGTAAAATTGAGTTCTTAGGGAATGTGGATCTGTAGGCGTGGGACATGGCTGAAAAAAAATTTTTAGGGGTATTTGGGTAGTGGTACTAACCATTTGGGCATAAAAAAAGCCCTGTTTCCAAGGCTCCTTTTTTTTTAGTTTAATATTTTGTATTATGATCTTCTCTTTTGTGAAGATCTTCTTGATTCAACAGTCTGACGAATATCTTCCATTGGAGCTATATCTCTCATTGAAGGCTCACTAGAACCTAATTTTGTCGGCTTATAGTTTTTAAAAGCATCCATTTTCTGCTTTTGAAGATCAGCTGCACGTCCTCTCTTCTCGATCACCTTGTTAAGCTTGTTAGCTCCTTTGAACATCTTTCTGTCTGTTCCTTCGTAGGTCTTTCCACCATCACGGTCAACCATGGTACGGTATGTCTTAGTTTTAACACCGTTCTCTTTGGTTTTCTTTACATCGCTTCCTTGGCGGAGGTTTCTAACTACGCTACGCTCTGTGGTCTTTTTGCCACCGTCCTTAGTTACTGAGCGAGTGAGAGTTGCCGATCCCTTTTTGTTACCTACTGTAACTTGGATGTTTTTTGTTTTACCGGTACCAGTATCGCTAGCTCCTTTGTACCGTGTGATTTTAATTTTAGGCATGATTTCTTTTTTTTATTAATAATACACAAATATACAAAGCTTGGTTGATTACGCAAAAAAATAATTGAGTTGGTTACATCTACTAACCATCTTGATGGAGTCAACCAAATGGTGCGGAAAACTTGACATTAGGTTTTTGGTAAAATTCATGCAGGTAATTCGGAGGACTTCCGAGTTTGGCGTGTTTTTGTTACGGAGTTTGGCATTCTGCGCCTGCTTTTCCCAAATACGGATGCAGTGCGTTCGTAATTTATTGAATGCTCCTGGTATTCTCAAGGGGTGGGAATCGATCCCTTTGTATCACTCTGGTCAGGTTCATCCTGATTTTTCCACTATGATTGATAAAGGTGTATGCTTTATTGATTATTTTCCACTATACGGCCTATTCTGGGGATTATTTTCCACGATCAAACATTTGCCAGTGCATGAGGTTTACTGTCTATTGTTGGTTGTCCGTTTATATCGGACAGGTGTGGTTTATAACATCTAACTCATAAGATGTCATTAGAAAGATAAAATTAGGCGGCTTTGTTTCTTATAAGGGAGAGGTTTGTTCTTTTAACAAAACCACATTAAAGTATGGTTTAATATGCAGAATGCCTATGGGGTAAGGTATTGCATATTAAAATGTATTACGTTGCAATTTTTTCTGATTGCCTTCTAATTATTTTTGTTTTGAGATCTACACCTTTAAGTGATAATATGCATTTTTGGATAACCGATAAAGTTGGATTACCTCCATTTTCTAGTATCGATACAGTACACCTTGTTACACCCATCAGTTCAGAAAGTTCTTTTTGACTCAATCCCCTACATGCTCTTTCTTTTTTTAGTATAGATGGTAGGTTATGTATAATTCTTAAAAGCTCCTCAAAGTCTTTACCATCTTGATCTGACCTTGTTTCAATTAATTTATCAGGAAGCAGTTGTATATTTAAAAGATTAGGGTTAATGTCATGGTAGTATGCTATCCAGTACTTTTCTCTAATTGCTAAATTATCAAGGTCCTCAACTTCCTCTATGATATCTATTTTTGGATACAACCAATTCTCTTCTAGTTTTTTAACCCATTCATTAACGTAAGGAGAATGTGAGTTGGTTAAATGCTTTATAGGCCTTTGTTCGCCTACTGTGCTTTTACCTATGTACTGGTAGACATCGTTTCTTGGATCTCGCAGTCCGTAGATTATGTTCTTCATTATCAAATGTATTAAATATAATACAAAGGTATGAAATATCATACAGGAAAACAAATATAATCACAATATAATGTGATATGCTCGTAACAATTATACCTATGTTTTTGTCACAAAAAGTAAACTTATATTATTTCAGGCATTCGAAATTTTGTCAAACCAAAGTGTGACAATTCATCACGGCTTGACGATCTCCTTTAGTTGTGTTAGGATGTCTGTTTGTGTCTTTCCCCAGAATAAATCGCAGGTTCCGTCTGCCTTGATTGGAGGGGTTACAAAATAGGCTTGACCATATTCATCAGCCGGTGCTGTAAACCTATAGCACTTTTCTTTGTGGGGACAATCTGTCCCCCTACACTTGCATATATCATTCATCTTGACCTCCATAAGTTTCGTTGTAGTATTGTTCAGCATCTTTAGCACTTCCCCAATCTGAGCAGCCATATTTTACAGCACTTATAGTCTGTTCCTTCTCCATTTTTTGTGCTTCATAAAACAAGTTATGATGCAACATGAGAAAGTCAGTGTTAGTTATTTCACCGTTGTTCTTTTTTACAATTAATTCGTGTGAGGCATTTGCATACCATTCAACCGCAGTTTGTTTCTTTTCCATAGTTATTTAGTTTTTAGGTTTTTTAACAATTCAGAAAATAAATCTGCAACATCTTGTCTACCTTGAAAAGTAGCGTCTATTAAATCTGCTAATTCATCCTTACTATACATTTGTTTGGCTTGCCATTCAGCACCTATTCTAGCACCGTCTGCCCATATCTCTTGGGTTCTACCTTCATCGTAGCCTTCTCTTTCTAAAAATTCTTCAAATGTTTCTTGAGTTGTAGTTGATTCAACTGGTACTTCAAATACTTCTACTCTGTCATGGTCTGATTTATCCCATAGCATTGAGTCATCACAGTTCAGAATGTCAACAATGTACTTAGCTTCTTGCTCTGTTGTTTCTTTGGTGTTGTAGATGAACACCGTTCTTTTTGTTTTCATAAATTATTTTTTAATTTAGTTATTGTGTGTTTTGCAAATATATTAACATTTTTGGAATTATTGCAATACGTACTTATACGTATTAATCTGCCCATAACCAAAAACCAATCATTCTATTGTCAAGTTACTGTCCTGTAGTTCCTGGCGGATGTACTCTCGTAACCTGTAGCATACGTCCATTTCTTCTTCTGTTGCCTCTCCTGATCCTTGGAGGGCGGCTCCGTGTTTATGCACGCTGCGGAGTTTCTGGTCGAGGTCCCAGATGAACGCTTTGTATTTCCATCCGTCTAAGGCTAAACGAATATCATCTGCATCTTCTATCCGGTCAAATTCTATTGTTACTCTGCTCATAGCTTCTCTATTTCGTTAATTACCTTAAACCAGTATATGATTCTAATAGCGGAGCTGTCATCATACTTATGCTCCTTGATCTCCTCTAGCATTTCTTTTGCGGCTATTGTTGCGCAATGCTTTGCATCGTCTTTTGCCTCCTCATCGTAAAGCAGTCCTGCTCGTAGATAGATCCAATACTTGTCGACTAGTTCCTTTGCCTTTTCCTTGGGTGTCATAATTACTCAAATGTATTCGTGTAGTATTCCTCAAATTGTTTCTCGAAGATTTCTCTCAGGCGAGGAACTTTAGTCACATGAGCAAGATACAAATCCTTCATCTCCTGCTTATGTATTTCCCTTACCTCCTTGAGTAATGCATTCCACTCCCACTTATCTCTTGGACAATCCCATAGTATTTCGTAGAGGACATCTACCGAGGTTTGCTTCTTCTCACTCATGGCTTTTTAGTTTTTCTAGTTCCTCTTTTAATCGCTCTAGGAAGGACTCCTCTCCATCATCTCCAGAAATTAACCAGTCTACTCTTTTAGCGTAGACGTAGGCAAGTCTTAAATATTTGGCGGCATTCTTAAATTCCTCCACGACCTCATCGGGATACTTGTAACGATAAAGCTCATCAGGGAACTCCTTGTACCACTCCTCTGTTTTCCAGGGGTAATCTTTTAATTCCTCTTCGGTCTTTTTAGCACCGTTCGTTTCGATAAGACTCTCAATCTCATCAGCGATATCCGCAATTAAGCGTTGGTTGTAATCAAAGGCTCCTCCTGACATTGTATTTAGTTTTAAAATTTACACCCGACTTTAGCTTGGTGTTATGTGTTAGCAGCCTTTGCGAGGTCTAGCACAGCTACTTGCAATAATGTCGCGACCATCTGCAAGGGACTCTGCGTTTCAGGCAGGTACAGTTTTATTTTTCTTTCTTATTCATTTGAGAGAGTACCCACGTCAAGACCTCTAGCTTCAAATCATCGGAGATTTCCTCACTAAAGGTCTTGCGGAGCATTCGCTCATACACTAGCTGCTTCACTATCTTCATCTGTATCTTTTTCTTCTAATGAGGCACGGAATAATCTTGCGTAGTTTTGAAAATCAGGGTTGTTCCTCATTTCTGTGAGAGGCTCATGTGATATGCCTTCGAATCCAGCCATTAACTTTACTGCGGATCCTACGATCTCCTCATTACTGGCATCCAGATTAAGGGCCAATAGCTCTATTAGCAATTTTTCAAATGCCTCAGCAAAGGCTTCTACCCCACTACTTGTTAAATTTAACTGACTCATTTTGTATTATTTTCACAAATGTACGAATAACAGAAAACAAATAACAAATTAAGTTATTAACAATTTTAAATATTATTAGGAAGTTTGTACTCCTCTCCAGAATTGAGACTTGACTTATAGTCTTTGATTATATCGCATAGGAGTGGCTTCTTTCCGATCTGAGAGCAGCCTAATTGGTGAGCGTTATAGTACCCACATTCAGGGCATTTACTTTTTTGCTTTTTCATGCGTGCAAGATAATATTTTTTTTTATACCTTTGTTTACAACTAATAAAAATTACGTCATGCCAATATTCCCTAAAGACAAAAAAACAACTGAGAGTTCAAGGAGTCCTCTTAAGTATAATAAAAAAACAGGAGTCCTTACAAAAGGAAAAACTACTTGGGAGTTATCTAATGAATATCCTTACTCGCCAGAAAAGACAACTAAAAAAGCTGTATCTATAACTATGCCTTGGAAGAAAGGTACAGGTAAGGATCGTTTCTACAGCATAAAGGAAGTTAGCTCACTTGCAGGAGAAGAGAAGAAGGTCCTTAAGTCGAGAGAGGTTAAGGTGGATAACAAAGGTAATAAGACTAAGACTAAGGTTGATGGTGATGTTACTACGACTAAGACTAAGAGAGCAGGAGGAAAATCTCGCTTCTCTATTACTGACGCTAGTACAGGTAGAAAATACTCTGCTAAGAATGCAATAGCTGCTAATAGAAAGGCTAACAAATTAAAGAGATCATAAGACATGGCAAAGGTACAGAGTACATCTAATTTCAAGAAGAAGCCAAAGGTTAAAAGACCTGGTGTCATTGCAAAAACAAAATGCTCTTGCTCTAAGACTTCTAAGAATTATGTTAAATCTTATAAAGGTCAAGGACGATGAAAAAGGAAAACCAACAAGAAAGGCACTTTCTCTAAAAAAATGGAATTGCTAAAAGAAAAAGTAATATCTTTGTTTAAACATTTTATACTATGAACGCATTCGATTTAAATAGAAAGGAATATATCCGAGTTAATAATAATGGCGGAGATCCACTTACTGATTTTAGTAAGGTTACTTTTTTAACTTCTTTTGTTATAACTGCTGACGCAGCTAAATTTTTACCAAGCGTATATGATCAAAGTACGATTACTAATTCTAATGCTAATTTAATTGCAAATACTATACAATATTGCTCAGATTATTATCAAGATATCGATGGGTACGCTTGTTACATTGCTGAGATGGGAGTAATTAATAACGCGGCTAGCGTTAACATTCCATACGCAAAAGTAAACGTATACGCTATGGACGGAAGAGATCTTTAAATAGAATCTCTGTTCATAAAAATAGACTTAATTGAATCATAAGATAGTTTGAATAGGCGTGGGTTTCCCATGCCTATTTCTATTACAGTATATTCTGGAACTAACTCATCCACCTGTCTTATAGACATTACATCCCGGATATCAAACATAGTGGCAACTAATTGTTCTGTTGGGGTGAGATCAAAGAAATCAACTCCTCCAGTATTAGTCAATACCTCCATAGCCTCTATATAATAGCCTCTAATCAACATTAGGGCGTAGTATGTGCCGAATTAATCTACGCAAGTTCTTAGCGTCTCTATAGGAGAGAGGAATTAGTTGTCTACCCTTGTCATCGCTTATAGAAAAGTCTACTCCTGCGCCATTGGCCCATTCTGTTACTTCTAGTAACTTTCCTTCCTCCTGATCGTGGAAGAATGTCTTCTTAATTTTTTTTGTGTGCATTTTCTTTAAATCTTAATAGTTGATCTTGTTCTAGTACATACGAATCTCCTGTTCCGAGGTTGCGGACATTCTCATCTTTTTTTATATCTTCCGAGCGAGAGTATCCAGCAAAACGAATTGTGTAGTCATCTTCTACAATAGCTAGAACATACATATCCATCGGCTGAGGATTTAACTTAACAATCATACGGCCCTTAGGCAAGCGTGTGCTTTTGATGTCTATTGTTAAGTTCTTATACACGCAGTCTGGCTGACCTGCTGTATCGTCTCCAAAAGAGAGATTAAAGTGAATGTTGTGCCATTTGCAAAAAGCGTATTCAGAGAGACAACCGTCAAAGTCAATTTCAAAACCAGACTTATTCGAGGCAAACTTTTGGTCTAATACATTTTTTCTTCTGCTTACAAATGATCTTGTAGAAGCAATAGTTCTCAAAAAGTGAACTTCAGATTCATTTAATATAATCGTCATGCGGACAGTCCGTTTTGATTATTGTTGCCATTATCTAAAAAAGAAGCAATAGCAATTAGGCACGCAATAGCTAAGGCTAAAATAAACCAGTTATTCATAGTTACAAAGGTATAAATAATTTTATAAAGTTAATGAAAAGATATTAACAGCAGGATGTTATGATCCACAGTATAGGCACCCATCCTCATCATCATCATTTTGATTTAAGGAAGTGCGAAGAGCCTCCATTTCTACCTGAGCATCACTCCAGTCAGGATGCATGTTCTTAATTAAGTGTTTTAAAAAAAGCAAGTTATTTTCCATATTTTTTATCTTCTTCGTATTCGTAATCCATTACAGTTATTACCACAGGAATGTAATTATCTTTTTCTTCATTGTATGTCATCCATAGCTCTTCGTAGGTAGACGGCAAGGTCAAGGGTTTCTTCATAGGCTTCTTTTATCCAGTCTTTCAAAATTAGATCTTTTCGATCAACTGTGGTCCCATATTCTTTCAAACCTTTTTCTTCCCTTTTACGAAGATCTGCAATTACACTTTCAAGAGTATTTGAACTTTTTTCATCCTTGTAATTGTACTTTACTTTGCTTATAGTGGTCTTACTCTGCTCCATGTGTCTCGTAGTGTTTAACAATAATATCCTCAACGAATTGTTTTTTTAACTCGTTCCAGCTTCCCCAATTTGTTTCGCTTGAAGATGGGTGAGCTTCTACCTCATATGAGGTTCCTGCAAAGTTAACAATCTTAGTAAGGGTGTATTCATACTTCATGTCTAAGATAACCTCACCATTAAAATGGTAAATAGTTTGATGCGGCTTTTCAATCGTGATCTCCATTGTGCTTTTAGTGTTGAATGTTTAATTTAAAAACTAATTCTTTGTATACCTGCCTCGGCTGTGGATATCCAAGTTCCTCCATCTTCTCAACAAAATATTGTACAATCATTCTATCCTTCCACGATGTTTCCATACAATCCTCAAACATATTAACTCCGTGCAAAACAGTCGCGTGGTTTTTGCTGTCAAACTCGCTCGCAACACCTTCTAATGTAACAGGTAATGTTTTGTACATCATCCAGTACACCAAACGTCTATAGAGAATGTTTGCTGCTTTTCTATCTTTTTCTCCTGTGGCGTTATAAACTTTTAGAGCCATGTCTTTCATGAGGTTAATGTAGTTTCTCATATTAGTACCAATGGCTACATTGTGAATCACGTGGCTAAATTTATCAGCCTCTTCTTTTAGGTGAGGTACATATAAAATTAAATCGCTAATGAATCTTTCCTTACGATCATTTGGCACATACTCTAAAATATCACCGAAGTGAATTTCCTTTTGTTTTTTTTCTGTTGTCATTTTTATTTATTTATTTTGTTAAACATTTCTTTTACCTGATCTATTGAGTAATTTTGAATAAAATCCCAGTAGACGAATTTGTATAGATTACGTAGATATTTTTCCTGGTACTTTTTTGAACCATTTGGCTTTCCGAGACCAAGCTCCTTACAAGTTCTATTACTTGAGTTCTTCTTGATGTTTTCATTTACTTCTTTCGGTATTAAATTATTCTTTCGCAAATATCTAACATTTTTCTCACAGAATGCAAATAAAACTTCAATTATTTCTACATATTTTTTATCCATACAGATGTAAACGGCCTCTATGTTTTCATAAAAGTCTTGATTTGAGCCAGTTAACTCCCCATCTTTATAAGATGTGATTGCCACTTGCCTAAGGCCGTATTGAAATGCTGGATCAGAATGGTATATCCTCGTTTCCATAAACTTCATCATTTTTTTGTTCGTAATCATTCATTGGGCTAAATCTCTCCTCGCTTCCTATCTCAGTAAAACGCTTGCACTTTACATCGTATACGAATCTAACTTCTCCAACTCTTCCTACAAAAGACCACCTAATTTTCTGAATGTGGACCTGTGTCTCTCCAGTTGCGTAATCTCTATAGACCACAAAACCATTGTCACATTTGTTGAAGAAATGCGCTGAACCAGCGATGTCGTAGAGAGTAGGGACAACATAAGCTCCATTCTCTTTTCTAATTTTAGTCGGGTGTGCGACAAGGAAAACGTGTACTCCATAACGATCTTTAAATCTTTTTACTTTTGTTAATGCCTCTGATATATATTGTGTTTCGCTCATGCCTTTTGGGACTTGATGCTCTACGTAGTTCCACGGATCTATTACGAGACAGTTAATTCCATTCCTCTTTACTAGTTCGGCAGCCTTATCTAGGATACCGTCTATGGTTACATCCATCTCATCAATCTTCATGAAGAAAAACATGTCTTCCACAAACTCACGGGCAACATCAACCTCCTTCTCGGTCATCTTGTTTATCGGATTGTATGAGAAGAAAGACTTACCTATAAAAAGTTCAGCTAACTCTGTAAATAAAATCTCTGTAGGTTGCTTTTCTGGGGAAAACATTGCTATCTTCCAAGAGTGCTTTGCAGCAAGTCTCACAATGATATTACTCAAGAATGTAGACTTACCTGCGTTGGGCGTACCTGTAATTATTGTAAACTCCGAACCCCTAAAAGAAATATGATCATCAAGAATTGGATATCCGGCCTTAAGTCCTGTTGGAAAACCATTAAGATATATATCATTTATCTTATCCCTTACATCATTTACCTTTTCTATACCCTCTATCGGTATTTGATAAGCCTCTGCTATTACCTTCTGTAACATCTCTGATCCGTAGGTGATAAGTATATCATTGGCATCCTTACAACCATCGATAGAATTTACGTACCATATTCTCTCCCGACCAAGCCTCCTTGTCAGCTCATCGCGTAGAGAAAGTCCTGCCGAATCACTATCTGTAAAAATGATGATTTTATCCATGCCGGCAAAGTCATCAATACAGTTATCCAAGTATTTAAGATTCTGATTACCCTTAGAGGCTCCGTTTGGGACGCTTACGACAGGGTAGATTCCACTTTCATGCATCGAGAGGCAGTCCATTTCACCTTCAACGATTACACACCATTTATAGCCCTCTAATGAAGCCAAATTGTACATGATCAATTCTGCTCCAGAAACCATACGGAAATTCTTCTCCGCATCACGGTACTTTACATTGACCAAAAGATCATTCTTAAAGTAGTTAAAGCAAATTGCATTTCGCTTCTTCTGCACTTGAGGGAAGAACTGTTCCTCCTCTGTAACTTTAAATTGGAGGAGAGTGTTATTTGATATACCTCTGGATTCAAACCAAGAGACAACTTTATCACTCACCTTCTGCAATCGAGAGACAGGTCTCACGTATTCAACTTTCTTCTCGTGAATATTTACACTCTTACCCTCTGATGCCGGGCAGGCTGGGTAGTGACACTTGTACACACCCATCTCCACATTGACAGATAGACTCTTATCCTTCTTGTTTGATCTCCCATCTACACAGAACGGGCAATTAACCTTCTGTTGTCCTGAGATGTCCTTGCACTTAATTCCGAGTGCTGTTATTTTTTGGTAGTTGCTCATATTTGTTTGAAGTATCCTGGTTCAGCTCTGTCTATTTCCTGTTGTGTTTTATAATGTACGCTTCCGAAAAAATCTCTCACCTTAATCTTTTCTTCTTGAATTTTGGCACTGTCCTTAAACCAGACATGCATTTTCAACCTCCAATTTTTTACAGGA